GATGGCAGTAGTTTAGGTCCAAGCAATGTGCCTATTGGAAATACAGATCAGGTTCTTTCAATTCAAAATCAAGAAGATATCTATTATAGAGATTTGTATACTACCGAAGTTACAGTAGTGTATGTTGCACCAGATGGTACAGATGATTTAGAAGCGTACAGAGGAATAGATGTGCGTTATCCTTTCAAAACAATAAAATATGCTTGTCAATATGTAGAAGATAATATAACAGGTCCTGCTAAAGTTGCAATATCAACAGGCAGATATATTGAAACATGTCCTATAGTTGTTCCTGCTTACACAGTAGTAATGGGTGATGAATTAAGAGCTGTAACTATTGTGGCTAATAGTGCTAAGCCTGAATATGCAGATGATTATTCTTTTGTGTTAGGCTATTTAAACAGGTTTATTGGTATCATGCCAAGTTTAATTACAAATGCAGATGTAACAGCATCTCCAGGTAACACAGCGACACAAGTCAAAACATCAGCACCTTCAAGCACAGACACTGCCCCAATTATTGAAGATTTAATTTCTGATATGACTGAATATATTTCAAACAAAGTTGCAAGTGGATCAACTCTTCCTACTATGACGGGAACAAATGATTTGACATCAGAAATAAACAGAGTGTACGCAAGTGAAATTTTAAAACTTAACACAGCATTTTTACAAGCAGAAGCTATTGCATATATGAAGCAAGTTGATAGCGAATATGTATTTGACGAAGAAAGAGTTAAAACTGATGTTGGAGAATTTATCAGAGGCATACGTTATGATTTGAGATATCCAGGCAACTACAAATCCATTCAAGCAGCGAGAGCTTATGTAAGTAATGTAAATGGTTCTCAATTAGAAGATATGTTTTATTTGAGAGATATTACAGGATTGAGAAACTGTACTATTGAAGGACTTAATGGATCTTTAGCACCAGCAGGAACTTCATTAATCTTACAAAGACCAACAGGAGGATCATTCTGTAGTTTAGATCCAGGTTGGGGACCCGACGATGAAAACTGTTGGATTAAAAACAGGTCACCATATATCCAAGGTGTTACTACAATAGGAACAGCAGCCACAGGACAAAAAATTGACGGTGCATTGCACAATGGTGGTAACAAGTCAATGGTATCAAACGACTTTACACAGGTTATATCAGATGGCATAGGAGCTCATATTCTAAACAACGGTAGGGCAGAACTTGTGTCGGTGTTTACATATTATGCACATATGGGGTACTTGGCAGAAAACGGTGGTGCTATACGTGCTACAAACGGTAACAACTCATACGGTAACTTTGGATCAGTAGCACTTGGTATTGACCAAAACGAAGTTCCAAAAGAGTGTAATATTGATAATAGAAATAATGAAGCTCAAGTAGCTTTTGCTTTCGCAGGTGAAATTACAGATAAAATTTTAGCTTTTGAATATAAAAATTGTGGCGAACAATACACTACAGCAGGAGTAAATGTTGTTGGTTCTGGTAACTTTATTGATGTAGATTTTGATGATATCAGAGACGATTCAATGTTTGAAGCTAGACTAATAGAACCTGAAGATAGTACAACTATTGGTGGTGCAAGATATACTAATGTTGGTAATAACGCACAAACAGGTTCATCGACACAAATTACTATTGCAAGTAATGATAAAGGCACTACAGCTGAATATGTTGGACAGAGAATTATCCTTACGTCAGGAGTTGGTACAGGACAATATGGTTATATTCAATCATATGATGATAGTACCAAAGTTGCAACAATTTACAGAGAAACAAATGACGCAATAGGTTGGGATCATATAATTCCAGGTACACCTATAGAATCATCTTTGTCAACAAATACCCAATATAGAATTGAACCTAGAGTAGTTGTAGGTGAACCGCCTTTTACTGTTAACTCTAGAACAATGCCAAACACTGAAATCAGTCCTCAACAGTGGAGTGATTCAGCTTGGGGATCAACAAGACAAGAATTTAACAATCTTGTATTAAGTTCTGGAAGCGGCACGACTATTGATTTGACACCAGAACCTGCCGTTGTAAGAGTTGTAAAGACAGGTAAAACATACACAATAAATTTAATCAGTAACGGAGTTGGATATGCTGTAGGAGATACCACAGTGATTCCAGGTAATCAATTAGATGGTGCTACACCTACAAACGATTGTACAGTAAGAGTTACAGAAGTAAGTGACGATAGTACAAACAGTATTGTTACTGTAGAAGCAACAGGACTAGGTTACGAAGGACGTTGGCTAGCAATATCAGAAAGCACTTACAGTGCTTGGTCAGATGATGGTATTAGTTGGACACAAATTTTTACACCTTATAATGCTCCTTGGAAAACAATGGCACATGGTAACGATGTGTTTGTAGCAATATCAAATACTGTTACAGATGTTATTGTATACAATAGAACAGGTAAACAATGGGTAACAACAAATTTACCTAGTTCAGCTCCGCTTAAAGATATACATTTTGCTGATGGTAAATTTGTTATTATATGTGAAGATGACAACAGAGTATTTTACAGTACAAATGGGTCATCTTGGACACAAACAAGTATTCCTACAAGCACAGCAGATGATGGATCTTCTGCTTCAAAACAATGGTTAGCTTTAAGCTACGGTTACGGTAAATGGACATGTTTGTCAGGAAGTGACAGAGCTATTGCAACTTCAGCTGATGCAATTACATGGACTGTTACAGAAGATAAATTACCCGCAGGAGATCAAAGTAGAGACTGGACTGGACTTACTTTTGGTAATGGAAGATTTGTTGCTATTACTAGAGATAGTGGAGAATCAGTAATTTGCTTAGGCGATCCTGTTACTAGCGATTGGATTGCATCAAGTAATCTTCCAAACTCAGATGGAAGTACACACATGAATTGGAATAGAATAAGATACGCTAACGGTGTATTTTTTGCTGTATGTGATACAGGAAACAGATTAATGAGTGACGATGCAGGAGGACAAACTACAGGTGAAACAACCTTAGCCGCAACATCAGTTGACGGTGTTGATTGGACTACTAGGGACTTAACATTTAATGTAAAATGGAGTTCTGCTTCTTATGGTAAAAGTGCTAATACTACAAGTGAATGGTTACTATTAGCAAGAGGAGGAAATGATGCTGCATCTGTTAGAACAGGTAAAAAAGCAATCCTAAGACCTCAGATAGCAAGCGGAACAATACAATATATGAAAATTTTAGACCCAGGTAGTGGTTACACTTCAGCTCCGTTAATTCAACTTATTGATAATAAAGCAACAACTGATGCTCAAATTGAAGTAAGATTAGGTAACGGAGTTTTAGCACAACCAACTTTTGTTAACAGAGGTATTGGATACAGAACTAGTACAACTATTGTAACAATTACAGGTGATGGATATGCAGATATTATTCCTAGTGAAAGTACAGATATAACTGTCACAGGATTAAATAGGTATCCTGGACCTGGAGCCCAAATTACAATTACAGGAATACTAGACGAAGACACAGAAGATCCAGATGATTTACAAATTCATACGCTTGTCCAAATAACTCCTTTAGGAGATGATGGTTTAGGAAGTAATACATTTAGAGCAAAATTTAGAATTTCACCTAAGATCGAAAACAAAGCAAATTTACAGCATGGTACTGCTGTGTCGATTAGAGAACAATATAGTCAGTGTAGAATTACAGGACACGATTTACTTGACATTGGATCAGGAAACTTTGAACAAACAAATTATCCTGAGTTATATGTAGAAGGAAATGTTTTTGATACATATCCTGAAAATGAAACCTATGAAGCAGACGGCGGCAGAGTGTTTTATACAAGTACTGACCAAGATGGTAACTTTAGAGCAGGCGAATTGTTCAGCGTTGAACAAGGCACAGGTATTGTTACAATTAGTGCAGACTTCTTTGACCTAGATGGCTTATCAGAACTAGCATTAGGTGGTGTTAGACTAGGTGGATCAGGTACAGTAGTTAGAGAATTTTCAACAGATCCGTTATTTTTAGAAGATTCTAACAACATTGTTCCTACGCAAAGGGCAGTAACAACATTTTTAGCAACTAGGCTTTCAGAAGGCGGATCAGAGATAGAAACTAACCAGTTAACAGCTGGTCTAGTAAGACTTGGCGGTGAAAACAACGTCATTGAACATACAGCTGGTTTTGAAATTGTATTTCCAAAAACTACAAATTTTGCAGGACCAGAGGCAGGAGTAACAGGAAACCCATTGTACATGAGATTGTTCTTGAAAGATACAGATTAAGTGCATTGATATTGGAAATGGATAAATATTACAGTTGGAGCAAATAAATGGCAGAATTTAAACTAGGTAGAATTAGGTTTGTTTGGAAAAATGAGTGGGCCTCTTCTACTGTATATTACAGAGATGATGTAATTAGATATGGTGGTAGAGTTTACATTTGTGTGATAGGACATACAAGTGCAGTAGACTTTTTTACTGATTTAGATATTACACCTACAAAATGGAACCTTGTAAGTGACGGGCAAAGATGGAAAGGCGATTGGGCAACTAGTACATCTTATATAATTAATGATATTGTTAAGTACGGTGCAAATCTTTATATTGCTAACACAGTTCACACTTCAAACTCATCTGCATCTGCAGGCTTAGAAGCAGATATTTCCAACTGGGATGTGTTTGGATCAGGACTAGAATGGAAAGGCGATTGGGCAGTTGGCACTAGATATAAGGTTGACGACCTAGTTAAATATGGCGGAAAAACATATGTATGTAACACAGCTCATACATCTAACGCTAGTGCTGCAAGCGGATTAGAAGCTGATCAATCTAAGTGGGATGAATTTAACGCTGGTGTAGAGTATAAAACTGATTGGGCAACGGCTGTTAGATATAAAGTAAACGATATTGTAAAGTATGGTGGAAGTTTATATATTTGTACAACTTATCACACTTCAACTGCATTTGCAAGTGATACAGCAAATTGGGCAGAATTTGTTGAAGGAATTCAATTTGAAGATGTATGGGGACCATACGGAACATACCAAAAAGGCGACATTGTAAAATATGGTGGATACCAATATATTGCATTAAGACAAAACACTGGAGTAAAATGTTACAATAACACAAGTGACTGGAAAGTATTTTCTAAAGGAATGAACTTTAGAGGAGAATGGGGTGATGATTCATCTGCACAAGATTATTTAACAGGTGATGTTGTAACAGTTGGCGGACACACTTACATTGCAAAAGCAGACAGTAACAACAAAGAACCTGGTGAAGCAGGAGACTGGACCACATATTGGGACAGATTAAACAGTGGCTTTAGATGGAGAAATGCATGGTTAGATGATGCGTATTATGTAATAGGTGACGTTGTTAAGTATGGCACAAATTCATATGTATGTATTCAATCACATGTTTCAGAAGGTGATGACTATTCCACAGAAACGCAAGCAGGTGCTGGCGGTGGTGCACAAAATTCAAGACCAGACTTAGATGCTACTGGTGCATATTGGAATATTTTAATTGTAGGTAATGAAACATCAGTATTAACTACTAAAGGTGATTTAGTATACTACGGTGGAGCAGGACCAACAAGACTTCCAATTGGTACAGATGGCCAAGTGTTAAGAGTGTCAAATGCTGGTATACCAGAATGGACATACTTTGGTGAAAACCCAGACGTTTACTATGTAAGTCCGTCGGGGGTAGATACACCTGCACCTATTAGAGGAACTACATTAGAAGCTCCATGGAAAACTATTAGATACGCATGTTTAGCAGTTGAAAATGGAACAAAATTTCCTGAAGCAAGAAAGTTATTAGAACTTAACAGAATTTGGATACAAAGAGAAACAGTTGAGTGGACCGATTATCAAGTAGCTAACGACACTGCACCTTTCACAACGGCTTTTACATATCAAGAAACAAAGTGTGAAAGAGACGTAGGTTACATTGTTGACGCTATAGTATATGACTTGTGTCACGGCGGTAATGTGAAAAGTAGAGAAGCAGCGTTACGTTATGTAAATCAGCCAGGACAGTTTTATATTTTAGGACAAGAAGAAGAAACTGTTGCAAGTTTAAATTATGCATTGTCTATTATGGGTAATGTATTAGCACAAACTGATCCAGCAGTAAATTATCAAACTACTAACGGTGATAATTCAACAGCTATTGTAACACAATACAAAGCATCATCATTAGCAGCTGAATCGGGTGCTTTAGCAGAAGTTACAGCTTTATTAAAGATCATTACTGATGCTATTACAGCAGGAGTAGATACAGGAATTCCTGCAAGGATAGAAAAAAATACACTTATAAGAGTTGCAACAGGATCTTATAAAGAAGTTCTTCCAATTAGGGTTCCTGCACAATGTTGTGTAATGGGAGATGAATTAAGATCAGTTACAGTAAAACCGATGAAAGATGCCGCTGATTTAACATCTAGAACAGATGCTAAATTTAGTTTAACATCTTTAACACGTTTGGCAGATATTGTTGGTGATATTTCTACAGGAAAAAGTGTTACAACAACTAAAACTGGTTTAACAAATTCACAGGATACAGATTGGCCAATTGGTAGCCACAAAGAAAAATCTTCAACTGAAAAACTTGCAAGAGTGATTAGAAGAAATATCGACCATGGCATTGGTGATAAAGTAGAAGCTATCTTTACACCAGCTTATGACATGGCTACACCAGAAAGAGGTTATGCTAGAGATAACATTTTAACCAACAAAGCATTTTTGCAAGAAGAAGTTATTGGTTATATTGCTACTAATTATTCATCAATCAAATACAGCAAAACAAAATGTAGACAAGATGTTGGATATATTATTGATGCTTTAGCTTATGATTTAACTTATGGCGGAAACTGGCAAACTCAAAATGCTGGTTTGGCTTATTATGACGGTGTATCAGGGACATTACAAATTGCATCATCTGAGAAAGCGGCTACTATAGCAGCCTATGGATATTTAAAAACTATTTTACAAACAACTGGACAAAATATTGCAGTAAACCCTGTAGAACAAACAACAGTTGCACAAGTGTTAGGAGCAAAAAATAGTAATGCTACTACGTCAGCAGTAATTAACACACTTATTACTGATATGATAGATATTGTAGATAACGGTCCTGGACAGGCAAGTATCACATATCCAGATGTGTCTAATGTAGACATTGCACTACGTGATGCAGCAGACACACTATCTAACGAAAAACAAAGCATTGGTGATAAAACTATTGATTTTGTTAGTAAAAACTTTGGAACCTATAGATACAATAGTGCTTTGTGCAGAAGAGATTTAAGAAAAATTATGACCGACACAGCATATGATGTTGCGTTAGGTACTAACTTTAATGCATTATACACAGGTATTGCATACAAAAGAGGAAACAATGCTTACAATAACGAAAGTCAAAGAACACAAACTATAGCAGGTATTGAAAAAGCAAGGGATTTATTAAAAGTTTCTGTTACTACTGATGGTTCAAGTGCAACAGGTTCTAGCAATGCTTCAACAAGAATTACTACAGCTTACAATGAGATTGTTGATATTATTGAGAGAGGAACATTGTCTAATGCTATACCAGGAGATGGTGTAGTTGATGCTATTAGTTTTGTAAATCCTGTAGGCGTTGATCAAAACAGAGTTGATGCAAAAGATAATCTTATTGCAAACAAAACGTTTATTGCGGCAGATATTAATGCTTACATTGCAAATACATATCCGTCTTACACATATGATACAGCAAAATGTGCAAGAGACACAGGATATTTAGTAGACGCTTTAGCATATGACATACTGTACGGTGGTAATCAAGCTACAATGAGAATTGCAGACAGTTTTATTGATGATGACCTCACTTATGTTTATGGAGTTGACGGTACTGATACACAATACAACAAAGCGGCTTATACACATTTCAAATCTATTGTAAGTGATATTGTCCAAGAAAATTCAGTATCAGCACAAAGCGGAAACAGTGAAACACAGGTTACTCCGGGAACTGCTGCAACAGGTACAGAAGGTACAGAGTTAGAAGGAAAATTAGATTTAGTATTAGATCAATTAACTCCTAGAACTCCAACAAATGCAACTTACAATCCAACTTCGGGTGTGCTTACAATTACTATTGGTACACATACACTAGGAGTAGGAGGAGAAATAAGAATTGCATCTGCTGGTATAGTAATGAACAAAGCACTACCAACAGACGCATTTGGTACAAGATTACGTATTGATGCAGTTACTTCTACTACAGTTTCAGTAAATGTAGGAAGATCTGCTGACACAGGAACTTATACTTGGAGCTCAGGCGTAGCAAATAGTATTTTACCTTTACTACCATCAGCAATAACATATCCTTCGATTACATGGGCAGATGCAGAATATCAAACTGCACACTCAGATATTTTGAGTGACAGCGAAGACACTGTGAGAAGTGTTATACAACATTTACAAACAAACTACAGTGGATTTGATTATAATCATGCAAAATGTACAAGAGACATAGGATACATTATTGATGCAGCCAAATACGATTGGATGCTTGATACAAACTTTGCGAGTATGGTAGCAGCTTATTCATATTTAAGAGAGCCAAGCAAAAAGGTCACAGGCAATCAGAAAGATGCAACATTAGCAGCTAATGAATTTGCAAGAACACAAGCAATAAAGCATATTAACTTCAACCAAAAAGCACAAGCAGGTATAAACTATACCTGGAATTGGGTAAATGATATTATATTTGGCGGAAGTAATGAAGCTAATAATGATGTTATATCCGAACTAAACAATCATGCAGTATCAAGATTGCTTGAACTAAACAAAGAATTTATAGTTGAAGAAGTAACTGGATATACAGATATACATTACCAGTCAAGAGTAGAAGAAGCAGAAGTTACAAATCAAAGAATTACAATTGGTAGAAACTTTACTCCAACAAATGCAACTTATGATCCGGCAACAGGTGATTTGGTATTAACAATTCCAGGACACGATTTTGCTGCAGGACAATATGTAAAAATTGAAAGAGAAAGTATTACATTTACATGTACGTCAGACGGTAACAGCCAAGAAGTTTCATATCCTAGAATTTCAGATATGGGATTCAACAAAATGCTTAGAATCAAAAGCGTAGTGGCTGCTAATACAATTACAGTAGACATAGGATCATCACCAGCAGATAAACAGTATGCTCACACATTTGTACGTGCATCAGCAGACAGTGTAAGAACGCAAAACACAAGTTGGATGTACGAAGGATTAGCTGTGAAATTTGAAGATGAAGCAGATAGTACAACTTCAGTTACTGACATAGGACTTGTTGTAGGAACAACTTATTATGTGAAAGAAGTTGTTTCAGATAATGATTTTACAATTTCGGAAACACCATTTGGTAGTGTGAAATCACTTACAGCTGGTAATAATAATTGTATTGTAAAACGTGCATATGACAATCAATTTGATAGTGCATGTGCTAGAGATGTAAGAGAAATTGTAGATGGAATGAAATGGGATCTAGTATATCCTAAAGACTACACAAGAGATTATACAGACAGTGTTGAAATAATTATTCCAGCAAACTATAGATCTAAATTTAGTGCAAGATACTATGTAAATGCAGTAATTGGTTCTAAAGAAGAAGATATGTATTACCTACGTAATGCAACAGGACTAAGGTTACAAACACTTGACGGACTAGATGGCGACTTAGGACCTGCAAACGCTTTTGGCACAAGTAGACCTACAGCAGGTGCATATGCTTCACTAGATCCAGGTTGGGGACCAGCAGATCAACGTGTATGGATTTTAACAAGATCACCGTATGTTCAAAACTTAACTACATTCGGTAATGCTGCAACAGGTCAAAGAATTGACGGTGCGTTACATGATGGCGGTAATGATTCGATTGTTAGTAACGACTTTACACAGGTTATATCAGATGGTATTGGCGCACACATTTTAAACAATGGTAGAGCTGAACTTGTGTCAGTGTTTACATATTACTCACACATAGGATACCTTGCAGAAAGTGGTGGTAGAATACGTGCTACTAATGGTAACAACTCTTATGGTAGCTTTGGTTCTGTAGCAGAAGGTGTTGATAACACTGAAGTTCCTGTTACTGCTATTGTTGATAACAAATTCCAATTTAAAGCTACAATTAGCAAAGTTGAAACAGATGGTGATAAACCGATTGTGTTAGAATACGATCATGCAGGTAATGATTACACAGAAGGTAACATTGGAATATTTGGTGCTGGTACAGGTGCTGAAACTGAAGTTGATGAATTTAGAGACAATGCTGTAAATAGGATTCGAATACTTGACTTAGATGATTCAAGCGGTGACTTAGGTGGTAGTGGATACACTATTGCTACAAACACTGCACAGGCAGGTACTACAAATAGTATTACTATTGCCGCTACAGACGGTGAACCGGATACAGCATATCCAGGAATGAGAGTCGTTATTACAGGCGGTCAAGGTGTAGGACAGTATGGTAAGATTAGCACATACAACAGTGGTGCTAAGTTAGCAAATGTTCTTAAAAATGATGGCACAGCAGGTTGGGAACACTTACGTTCAGGAACACCTATAGTTGCTCCTAATGCAAGTTCAATTTATTTGATTGAACCTAACTGTGAATTTACAGCACCTCCACATAGTTCGACTGCACAAACACTAGCAGCGACACAAAATACAACTGATATGGAATATTGTGAATCAGCAGCTATATACACAAACGTAAGTGGTACAGAAACAACAACTAACGGTCGTGGAGCAAGATTTACTGTGTACAGAAATGGAATGAAATATGTTCCTGTAGTAACAGTAGGCGGAGCTAATTATGCAAGAGGTGACACAATAAATGTTTTAGGTACTAGCTTAGGTGGTGCAACTCCTGCTAACGATTTACTTTTAACTGTTACAAGTGTTAACAGTACAACAGGAGCAGTTACATTTGTTGACAATGATGGTATAGGACTGTCAGGAGAATTTATTGCAGTTGAAAATGCATCAGCAACAATTCAGAAAAGTTCAGATGGTGCAACATGGTCAACTCAGGCATTAGGTAGCTTTGTACCAAGTGGTCCTGTGAAAGTTGCTAACGGATTAATTAATGACGGGTCGTCAGTAGAGAGAACAAGTGCTACAATTATAATTGGACAAAAGGGTTCTGGTGCAAATCAACTTTGGTACAGTCAAGATGGACATGCAACATGGACTGCACAGAGTTTACCAGGAGGTCCTGTTAATGGCATTCCACATATTTGTTTTGGAGATAACAAGTTCTTTGTAATATTTGAAAACCAGAGACACGTTTTTGAAACAGGCGACGGTGGAGCAACATGGATTAAACATACTGATGCACTAGCTACAACTGGTTATACAGGTTTAGCTTATGGTGGTAAGAGAATTGTTGCTGTAAGAAGTGGTACTACTGTATCAGCATACGCAAATACTAATAATGCAGATACGTGGACAACTACAACACTTCCTGGCACAAGTGCATGGGTTGGTATAGCACACGGTAACAACACATTTGTTTGTATTGCTAATGACGATAACAAAGCAGCATACAGTATGGATAGAGGCGAAACATGGATTGATGCAACAGCACCTGATGTTGACGGCTCTTCGATAGTTGTTTACAAACAGATTAAATACGCACAAGGGTTGTTCATGGCAGTAGGTACTGGATCAAGTGCAGACTTAGAAGCATACAACAGTGTTGCAGTTTCACCAGACGGACTTAATTGGGAAGTAAGAGGAGCTCAAGGTGATCCAGACGGAGCTACAACAGGCTTCCAAGCAGTGGCATTTGGTAATCCAAATCAAATTGGTTACTGGATAGCTAAAGGTGAAGGAAGTGCAGAAGATCATTTAGCACGTATACAAACTGGTGTAAAAACATTAGGTAGAGTAGGTGTTGCAAGTGAAAAAGTATTTGAAGTAAGATTGTTTGAACCAGGGTGTGGTTATGTAAATGGTGCACCTACAATGACTATTACTGATCCAGGTAATATTTACGATGTACAAACAACAGTACGATTAGGTAAAGGCTGTTTAGCTACACCAACTTTTGTAAGTAGAGGTAGTGGATACGAAGCAGCAAGTGCAGAACTTGCAACCACAGGAAATAACGGATTTGCAGACTTCTTCCAAAATGGCACATTTATGGCTGTAAGAAGATTAAGTGAAAAACCAACACCAGGTTCTAACATTGTGTTTGACAGTATACCTAACAAAGTATTTAAACTTGTCAATACAGTAACGTTCTTAGGTACAGCAGATGGAAGTTATACAACATTCCTAAATGTATCACCAAATATGGAACCAGCAGATTCACCACCACACGGTGATCCGGTAACAATGAGAATACGTTACTCACAGGTACGTTTAACAGGACATGATTTCTTAGACATTGGTACAGGAGGATTTACAAGTACAAATTATCCTGGAACACCGGCTATAGATCCTGATCCAAATAGAGAAACTACTGAAAGCAATGGTGGTAGGGTGTTCTTTACAAGCACTGACCAAGATGGTAACTTTAGGGTTGGTGAATTGTTCAGCGTTGAACAGTCAACTGGTGTTGCAACATTGAATGCTGATGCATTTAACATTGCAGGACTACAAGAACTTACACTAGGTGAAGTAACACTAGGTGGTAACTCTGCAGCAGTTTCAGAATTTAGTACAGATCCGTTTATGACTGCTAACTCGGATAGTGTTGTTCCAACACAAAGAGCAGTCAAGGCATACATTGAGGCACAAATTGGTGGAGGTGGTGCATCACTTAACGTTAACACAGTAACAGCAGGTGATATATTCATTGGTACCAATCAAATAACTACAGTAACAGGTACGACGATAAATATCAATGCTACTGTAAACTTTAAAGGTGGTGTAGTAGGACTACCATTAGCAATTAACTATATGTTAAGATAAAATTGGAGAAAAGAAAATGGCAACAGGAAGATTAGGAGCATCAGATTTATCACCAGCAGCTGATACCTCTGTATACACAGTTCCAGCTGATACTTTTAGTGTTGTATCTGTTAACATTGTTAACAGAGGCACAAGTACAACAGCAGTTAGGATAGCAGTTGCAGCATCAGGTACTCCTGCAAACGAGGAATACATTGAATACGATGCACAGCTATTACCAAAAGGTGTATTAGAGAGAACAGGAATTGTGATGGATGCTACGAAACAAATCATTGTACGATCAACTTTAGGATCAGTAGGTGCAATGGTATATGGTGTAGAAACATCAACATTGTAAAGGAAAGATTATGGGCAGAAAAATTAGTTTAGGAATATATCCAAATACAGATAGTACTCTAACAGGAGCAACTGCGGATCGGCCTACTACTGCTAATGCTGGTGTAAAATTTTTTAACACTGATAGTAATCAGTTAGAGATATTTAATGGTGAAGGGTGGCATGCAATTCACGAAGTTCTCAATATAAACATTACATCTAGTACAGGTGTATCAGCAAATAGGAGTTATTGGGTAGACACAGCAGGTGGTCCAGTGACAGCTTCGTTGCCGGCTAGTCCTACACAATATGATAGAGTGAAATTTACAGATGCTCATAACTCATTTGGAACAAACGCACTAACAGTAGCAAGAAATGGAGAATTAATTTCAGGAACAGCAGATGATATGACTGTTGACACACCTGGTGCTTCATTTACGTTGATATATCACGGTACAGCAGCAGGTTGGAAAGTAGAAGCAATCTAAGGAAAAAACATGGCATTTGATTATCAAGCACTTAAAAAATACAAATCAGAATCGTTTGTTGATTTGACTGTTCAATCAGGCGATATTGAAGACTCAGCTGTTAATTCAGATAAGATAGCTGACGGAAACGTTACAAGCGGAAAACTTGCTAACAGTGCTGTAGATTTAGGTGGAAACAAAGTTACAGGCACAATGCCTACAAGCAAGGGTGGTTTAGGTACAGGTACACAAACCACTGCTTATAACATGATTAGATCAAACGGCAATGGAACAGTGACAAGTGGTGTACACGGAATAATTAATATGAGTGTGTATACAGGTAATTCAACATGGAACAGACCTTCAGGATGTAGATGGATTAAAGTACAAGTACAAGGTGGAGGTGGTGGCGGCTCTGGTCACGGGGAAGCCGGCGGAGCAGGTGGCTACGCAGAAGAATGGATTGACGTAACCAATATTAGTTCAGTAAGTGTTACAATAGGAGGACGTGGTGGTCCTAGTTATTATTCAGGAGCAGGTGGTAATGGTGGCTCAAGCTCATTTGGTCCATATCTATCAGCTGGTTTAGGATATGGAGCAAATAGAAATAATCAACACTCAGGTGGAGTAAGTGGATCGGGATCAGGAGGTTCGCTAAATATCCACACAGGAGGAGGTGGTAATCATCACCAACGATCAGGATACGGTGGAAGCAGTTTTTGGGGTGGCAACACAGCAGGTGGACATCCCCAAGGTGGACAGTTTACATACAATCACAGGAATCACGCTGCATGGGGTAGCGGAGGAAGTGGTGGATACTTTTATGGTAACCGTGGAGCACAAGGGAGACAAGGTGTAATTGTTGTTACAGCTTTTGCATAAGGAATAGAAAATGGCATTTAATTATCAAACATTGAAAAATATTAAATCAGAATCAATTGTTGATGCTCAGATTAAAACAGGCGATATTGATAATTTACAAGTTACTACAAGTAAGATTGCAAACTCAGCAGTTGGATCTGCAGAATTTGGAACTGGCGCTGTTAGTTTAACTGGTAATGCTGTGACAGGAACACTGTCGACATCAAGAGGTGGAACAGGTTTAACAAGTTTAGGAAGTGCATATCAATCTTTAACTGTAAATAGCGGAGGTACAGGGTATACATATGCAAATACAGGTTTAAGAAGCATGAGTGTGTACACAGGTAATTCAACATGGAGTAGACCAAGCGGAGTAAGATACATAAAAGTCTGTGTATGTGGCTCAGGTGGTGGAGGATCAGGACATGGTGAATCAGGTGGTGCCGGCGGTTATGCAGAGGAAGTAATTAATGTTACAAGTATAAGTTCAGTAAGTATCACAATAGGTGGCCGTGGAGGACCTAGTTATTATTCAGGAGCTGGTGGAAACGGAGGATCAAGCTCATTTGGACCTTATGTATCTGCAGGTGGTGGATATGGTGCAAATAGAAATAACCAACACTCAGGTGGTGTAGGTGGAAATGGTTCTGGAGGAAATATAAATGTGTATGGAGGAGGTGGACAACCACACCATACAAGATCATCACCAGGAGGTCCATCATACTGGGGAGGTAACACAGCTGCAGGACATCCACAAGGTGGACAATTTACATATAATCACAGAAATCACTCAGCGTGGGGCAGTGGTGGAAGTGGTGGATACTTTCACGGTAATAGAGGCGCTCAAGGAAGACAAGGGTGCATAGTAGTTTATGAATATTATTAAGGTAGATAGAAATGGCATTTGATTATCAAACACTAAAAAAGTTTACAACAGAAGCAATTATCGATACTGAGGTAAAACAAGTAGATATCGAAAATAATGCTGTGACCACAGATAAACTTGCTAACAATGCTGTCAACGCAGATAAAATTGCTACTAATGCTGTAGATGTGACAGGAAACATAGTATCAGGTACGTTACCAATTAATAGAGGTGGAACAAATCAAACTTCAACTGGTAGCAGTGGACAGACACTAAGAGTGAATTCATCTGCTAATGGTTTAGAATGGGCAAACAGTTTTGGAATAAACAGACAAGTAGTATATACAGGTAATAATACTTGGAATAGACAATCTGGTACAAGATATATTCATGTGCAAGTTGTAGGCGGTGGCGGCGGTGGCTCCGGACACGGAGAGTCAGGCGGCGCTGGCGGATATTCAGAAGAGATTATTAATGTACAAAGTATTTCCAGCGTTTCTATCTCAATAGGCGGTAGAGGCGGACAAAGTTACTACTCGGGAGCGGGTGGTAATGGGGGATCAAGTTCATTTGGTCCATATTTATCAGCAGGTGGTGGTTACGGCGCAAATAGAAATAATCAACACTCAGGCGGAGTAAGTGGTAATGGATCAGGTGGAAACTTAAACGTCCACGGAGGTGGAGGTGGAAGCCATCACCAAAGTCACGGACCGGGCGGACACTCATATTGGGGAGGTAATACAGCCGCAGGACATCCTCAGGGTGGACAATTCACTTATAATCATAGAAATCATTCAGCTCAAGGCAGTGGCGGCACTGGAGGTTACTTTCATGGTAATCGCGGAGCACAAGGCAGAGAAGGAATGATAGTAGTAACGGAGTATAGATAATGAAAAAAGTTCTTGTAAGTCAAGAAGGTTACGTTATGCAAATTGAAGAGCCCGAAGATCAATTCGAAATCTACAATGGGCC